ATATCAATTAGTTAATCCTATCATTGATAGTTGGCAACATGATACTTATGATTATTATCAAACTACAGGCATTATGGAAAACCGTATGTCTATACGTTATGAATATGTTAAGTATTATGATGGTGCATTAAGTGGTACAGCACCAAGTGAATTTGTCAAAGGTTTTGGTGAACCTGCTCATTATGATACTGAAAAGAGTCCAATTACAAAAGCAGGTACTAGAAATTCTATTCTTGGTCAAGGTGGGTTAGTTGATACCGCATTTGGTATACAAAATGATTTAAGTAATGGTAACTTTATTGGTGCTGCTATTAAAGGTGTAACTGCTGCAAGAAACTTAAACAAAAAAGGTTTAGTTGCTGCAGCTAAAACTGAATTAGCACAAGGACTTACCCAAACTATTAACAATAGCGCATCTACTTTTAGATTCCCAACTTTTAGACCATCAAACAATCCTACTCAAGGAAACGTGCAGCCACCGCCTGGTGACTAAATAGGTATACTATGGCTATTACCGTTTTAGATAATAATAAAGATTCTACTACTAGAATCTACGATGCTTTTTATGACTTACAAATTGAACCACCTGCAGGTCAATATGAAGTGGTTAACGCTTTTTTTAACCAATATTGTAGCGATCAACGTACTTCAGAATCGTTTACAGTAAACTTATTCAGAATATCTTTACTAACTGCAACAGATATTTTTACTTTATTGAAGTCATTCGAAGGCGCAAGAGATAGTATGCAAATTACTTTAACAATGGCATATTATTTAAACAGTATCAATCCACATAAAGCTGTTATGTATGGAGTTAATAACGTATTAGTTCCTGTTACATCAGTTCAACGTAATATAGTTCAATAATGGGTAAATGGGCACAAGGCATATATGAAGTTAAAAATCCACAAAAATATGTAGGCAGCGGTAAGCCGAAATATAGAAGTGGATGGGAAATGTCATTCTTTATGTTTTGTGATAACAATCCTGCCATATTACAATGGGCAAGCGAAGCCATTAAAATACCATACCGCAATCCATTAACAGGCAAGCAAACAATTTATATACCTGATATTTTTATGGTGTATCAAAACAAATTTGGACAAAAAATTGCTGAAGTTGTTGAGATAAAACCTTCTAAGCAAACTATGCTCACTGAGGCAAAATCAAGAAAAGACAAGTTAGCAGTAGCTTTAAATCATGCTAAATGGCAAGCAGCTAATGCTTGGTGCAAAAGCCAAGGTATAAAATTTAGAGTAGTAACTGAGAAAGAATTGTTTCATAATTCATCTAAATAAATATCTTAATTAATGGAGATATAAAATTACTAAAAGCTTAATTGATTTGTTTGAGTTAGATTCACCTGAAAATGATGAATCAAAAGAAACAATAGAAGAAAAAGTTGAAACTCCAACTGAATTAATATCTACTGAAACATTAGAAAGTATTGAAAAGATAGAAGCAGCATTACCACAAGTACGTGGTTTAGATGCAAGTGATAAAGAATTTGATGAAATTTCTGCTATGGCGGTGGAAAGTTTCCAAGATTTAAGTAACTTGGGTATGCAGGTAGACAGTAGGTTTAGTGCAGAAATATTTGCAGTTGCAAGTACAATGTTAGGACACGCTATTACAGCAAAGACTGCAAAAATCAATAAAAAATTGAAAATGATTGATCTACAATTAAAGAAAGCTGAGTTAGATCGAAAATTAAGTGTAACTGCTGCTAAAGAAGAAAATGTTCAGAAAAAAGATTTAGGTACAGGACATGTACTTGATCGTAATGAACTATTAAAAGAGCTTCTAAAACAAAACGCAGAGTCTAAAAAAGACAATAAAGATAAATAATTAAACAGGAATTTATTTTATGAAAACTTTTCGCCAATATTTAGCTGAAAGTGTTCGCACTTATAATTACAAGATCAAAGTTGCAGGTGACTGTGACAAAAATTGGTTAGACATGTTTATGTATAACTTACAAAAATTTGATCCTGTTAAGATGGGCGAACCTAAAAGCACACCGATTCAAAAGGATCCTTATGGTTTTCCTAATTTGAAAAATCAATCTGTTTGGATTATTGATGTTGAATTTAGATATCCATGTACTGAACCAATGGTTAAGCAAGTTGCACGTTTGTTAAATTATGATGAAAACATGGTTCGTATGATTCAAGCAGGATACGATGATAGTGTGACACATGAAGCTGAGCAATATGCTAATCAAATGGAGCATAGTCCTGTATTAGATCATACTGAATTAGAAGATGATGGAAAAGAAGCTAGTAAAGAGTATGGTGATCAATATATGTCACGTATTCGTGCTGCTGAACAAAAAGATAAAATAGAAATGCCATATGCAGGAGATAAAACAAAACCTGCGTTCGATCCATTTGATCAGAAAAAGTTTATGTCTACAATGGGTAATAAGAGTCCAATGACTCAAATTACAAGACCACCAAGACCTGAAACGGGTGCGAGAAAATAAGGAATAGTATTATGGATTTAAGAACAATTATTGCTCAACTAGGACAGTTGGATGAAGATCGCAAAGTTGCGGGTAAAGCCTATGGTGGTTCTGCACAAAAAGATGATGATAAAGAAGAAAATCATAAGCGTGGTGCACCTGAAAAGAAAGATATGGACACAACAGGTGGTGCAGATTTACAAGATTTTATTGGTAAAAAACCAAAGTCTAAAGAAGTTGGTAAAACAAGTGTAACTCATAAGCTTAAAGAATTTATTGAGCAAGTAGAATCTAGTAAAAAACAGTTAGATGAAGTTGCTTTAGACCAAAGTCAAGTAGCAGTGCCATCAATTGGTGCAACACAACCATCAGCAACATCACGTCCTGCAGGTAATGCACAAGTAGGTATGAAAGTTATAGATTTTAAGGATCCCAATGATCCACTTAAACATGCACTAGACCAAGCAGTAAAGAATAAAGAAGTTACTGCATTAGGTGAAGAAAACTTAGAAGAAGTCGCCCCTCCAGGCATGGAAGATTGGATTAAAGGTCGTAAAGAAGCATTTAAGAAACAATATGGTGATCGTTGGGAAGGTGTTCTTTATGCCACTGCATGGGATGAATATAATAAAAAACATAAGAAAGATGAAAGTATGTATGAAAGTGCTGAGTCTGACAAACAACCTATTATGGAAAGTGTACTAGAAGAAATTTTAGAGGCATTTCCACATGAGCACAAAATGTGTCAAGAAGGTTGGTCAATGGATGAAGGATTATATGAGGCATTGTGCGATCATTATTATAAAGAAGGTCGTATCCCACGTAAAATTTGGCATGGTCCATTAGAAGAACTTCGTAAGCATGTTGAAGGTTGCTATATGGAAGATACAGGTGTTATGCATGAAGCAAAGAAAGAATATGATTTTCCACCATCAATGCGTAAACCTGCAACATTAGCCACAGTTGGTGTAAAACCTACTGTAGATTTAGTGCCACAACAGCAAGCAAATCGTGAATTAAATAAACAATTAGATATGGAACCAAGCATGAAAAAATCAGCATTTGAAACAAGTCAACGTGAATTTGCCTTTGAAAGTTGGGATTCACAATTACAATCTTTATTACAAGAAGGTTTAACTGTTACAACTTCTACAGGTGGTCCAATGGGACAAGAAGATAGCGTTAGTGTTAGTGCATCAGGTGAAGATGCTAAATCTATGATGGAATTATTACGCAATGCAGGTATTGGTCATGGTGGTGCAGAAGCTTCACATGATATGGGTCCTGAAGTAACTGATCAAGATGAAGTATTAGGTCAATTAGGTGGACAAGAGCATGACGATAGTGGTGATACTGATTTATCATTCTTAAAGAAAATGATTGGTACACCTGTTGAGGCAGATTGTGGATGTGAAGAAGGTCAAACACAGACAGCAAGTCCTGGGGATTCGCACATGAGTCCAATGGCTAATAAAATGGATGAAGCTGAAGTGGAAGAAGGTAATCTTTTCACAAAAGGTTTAGAAGATGACGATGTAAAAATTGGGCAAAAGATTCCTGGCACTGATGCGATTAAGACTAAAGATATAGGTGAATCAGATGATTTAGGTCCTGTAAAAGATACAGGTGGTAAGTGCAACATGGTTCATAAAACATCAGGTAAAGAAATTGTAGTACGAGATGAGCCTGATGTAATTAAAAAATATGAAGCAATGGGTTATAAAAAACAAGTTGAAGAAGCTGATGATGACGATGATACAGAAACAAGTAAATCATCAACAGGTGGTCGTATTGAGCGCAAAGATGGCGTAACAAAACATCATGCAGGTAAGCATTATGGTGGGTCTGAAGATAAAGATGACGATGATGAAAAAGTTGATGAATCATATGATTCACAAGATCCAACGGACGTTGCAGGTATTGATGACGAGCGTTCAGAGGCAATTCGTGATGCAGGTTTAGCAGCATCATATGTACCCGAAGAAGCATTAGATCAACCTGCAACATTTGAAGAAAAGTCTTGCATGGAATGTGGTTCACCTATGGAAGAATCAGCACATGAGTGCAATGAATGTGGTTACACTGAGTCTATGTATGAAGATGAAGTTGAAGAAAGTGCGCTACAAGCATATCTTGGTAAAAAGAAGTATGGTGAAGAAGGTATGAAAGCACTTCAACAGGCAGGTCGTGAAGGAGCAGGAAAAGAAGAAATGGCAAAGATTCGTGCTCAACATGATAAGTTAGACGAAGAAGGTTATACTTTTGAAGGATTGTTCAAGAAATTAGCAATGATTGCTGAAGAATCTACTGCTGAAAAAGATGAACATGCAGAAAAGGCAGGAAAAAAAGTAACTAAAGATATCGAGTATGATGAAGGTCATAAAGGTAAAGATGATGCCAAAGCTGAAAAAGCAGGTAAAAAAGTTACCAAAGATATCGAATACGATGATAAAAAAGACAAGGAAAAAGTTGATGAATGGGCAAATTCACCACAGAACAAGTTAAGTGATGAAGAATTCCAAACAGAAATGAACTATATGTTACAAGCTTTAAGTGGTGGATTAAATGGTCCTAAAGTTGATAACACTACACTTCCTAAAACACAAGTACGTCCTGTAGCAGAAAGTGAAAGTCTTGATGGATGGTTAAGATTAGCAGGAATTAAGTAAACAGCCTGAATAAGACTGTGGTTCACAATCCCAACAAATCGTTGGGATTTTTTTTATGTATTCTTTTAGATAAATACAATACTAATGGAATTCTATCGAAATGGCTCAACGAAATATTGACTATGGTGCATATCCTGATGATGGTAATGCTAACAGTATACGTGATGCATTCATTGCAACTCAAGATAATTTTACCGAACTTTTTAACCAACCACAAGCGGGTGTTTCTCAAATTGTTGGTGGCGCAGGTATTACACTTTATAACGCAAGTGGTGTTGCACAAGCACAACTAGCAGGTAATGTCAATGTTAGTGCAAATATTTATAAAATTACTTTCCAAGCAGGTGATCCTGCAAATCCTGCAAGTTTAGGTGCACAATTTCTTACATTCAATGGTAATACAACTGCAACCATCGAATCCACCAACCCAGGCACCATCCCCGATGTTATCCTCGATATTAGTCCAAACTTTTTAGCGAATTTCCAAGTTGCTAACTTGTATGTTAGCAATAAAGCATTAATTGGTAATGATTCTATAATTTATTCCAATTTATTTCCACCATTAACCGTAACAGGTGGTAACACAGGTAATAATATACCAACAGGTAACATTGTTGTTGACCATGTTAAAGCTACTCCATTAGGTCGTTTTATTGGTAACGTATCACTACAAGATACACCATACACTAACGTTGGTGGTGTAATTTATAATGATTTAAGTCCTGTACCATTCTTAGCATCACAGGGTATACAAGTTTTAACAAGTGATCCTGATTTTTATCGTTACGATTCTGCTAACTTTAATCTATTAGTTCCTAACGTCACTACAAATAACATTACAGTATTAGGTAATATTAATGGTAATTTTACAGGTAATATTTCAGGTAATGTTTCTGTTACAGGTCTTGATCGAGGTTTAGTTGTAAAAAGTGGCAGTGGCTTAACAACAACATCAACAACTGCAAATAGTATTAACACTACATTCGCCAATGCTGCGCTTACAGGCGATACAATCATAACTGTAACAAGTATCACAGGAATTACAGCGGGTCAAGTTGTAACAAGTAGTGTTTCAGGTTTACTAGATTCAGACGTAACAGTTGTAGATCGTTGGACAGGTAATAACAATGTACAACTAAGCTCAGCATTACTAACCAATGCTAATATTGGTGATCCATTAACATTTACTACACTAACAGGTTTTGTTCGTTACACTACCGCAGGTGTGTTACAAACAATTAGTACACCTATTGCAGCTATTGGTTCTAATCTAACCATATCAGCAGGTGGTGGTATAACACTTTCTAATACTGCAAGTAATTTACTTGTATTAAGTAATAATTCTACATTTGGTATGGGAACAGGTAGTTTGCGTGTTCAAGGTGGTGCAGCAATAACCCAAGCACTAAATGTTGGAGCAAATATTAATGCAAATTCTCTTAATATTGGTAATGATACACCTATTGGTAATTTAGGTGTATTCACTGTATCAAGTACAGGTATTGTACAAACTGAAAACAATAGTGCAGTTGACTATAACAACCCATTAAACTCAGGTGCGTTACAAGTTGCAGGTGGTGCGTCATTTGCCAATAACATTTATGTAGGATCACCAACTAATTCATCAAATTTAGCTACAGGCGCAATGCGGGTAGTAGGTGGTATGTCAGTTGGAAACAGTTTAAATGTTGGTAATAATATCAGTGGCTACACATTAGAAATTGGCGTAAACGCACCAAACGGATCTAGTGGTAATTTTGGTGTTACACAATCAGGTGTGGTCAGCGTGTTTGCTGTAAACAGTGGTAACTATACTGACGCAAATTATAGTATTACAACAAGTGGTGGTATTCAAGCTAATAAAGATGTTTTTGTTAAAGGCACCACAGTAAGTACTGATACACAAACAGGTGCGTTAGTAGTTGTTGGTGGAGTAGGTATTGGTGGTAATTTAAATGTTGCAGGTGATGTAAATCTTTCATCAACAACAAATTCTGTAACTATTGGTAGTACTATTGATAGCTCAAATAGTTCAAACGGTGCGTTCACTGTGGCAGGTGGTGTTGGTATTGCTAAACGATTGCACGTTGGTACAAGTGTGGCAACAGATGCGCTATATATTGGTAACAACGCAGGTAATAGTGGTTATGCTAGTGGCATACTAACAATTGATACAAGTGGTAACATTTTAACGACAAGTAGTAGTGTTGCGATATTACCTAATAATGCATCTAACCTAGGTATTGGTCTAGAAGCTAATGTCATTCGTTTTGGTGGTGTTAATAGTACTACCATTTTAGTAAGTCCAACATTAGTATCTCCTGCAGGACAAACACAGCAATTTTTATTTGAAACTGTTACTGAAGTAATGAACTTTGCGGGTACTGCTACCACACTCAACATGGGTGCTAATAGTGGCAATGCTATTTTACGTAATCCAACATTGGTTGGTACACAAGCAACACAAAATGTATATAACAGTAATGCAACTACCGTAAATGCATTTGGTGCAGCTACTACATTAAACATTGGGCAAAATAGTGGCACTGCTACATTACGCAATCCTACTTTAGTTGGTGTTGAAGCAACACAAAATGTTTATAACACAATAGCTAGCACAGTAAATGCATTTGGCGATGCAACAGGATTGAATATCGGTGCAAATAGTGGAACAGCTACCTTACGTAACCCAACATTGGTTGGTACAGAATCAACACAGAATGTTTATAACACCACTGCAACTACTGTAAACGCATTTGGTGCAGCAACTGCAATGAATATTGGTGCAACTAATAGCACGTTAACATTGCGTAGTAATACAGTGGTTGGTGAAACAGGACAAATTAATCAAAACTTATTCAATACAATTGCTACAACAGTCAATGCATTTGGACAAGCTTCAACCATTAATTTAGCAAACTCTGCTGACACAACGATTAACATTGGTAATGGTGGTGCAACAGGTGTAGTTAAAATATTTGGTACACAAAACGCAACCAATAATAACTATACAAGTGGTGCACTACAAGTTTCAGGTGGCGTAGGTATTGCTAAAGATGTTTATATTGGTGGTAACTTATATCTTGTTGGGTCAAACAGTAACGGTACAATAAGTAATACGAAAATTGAAGTACAAAATACTAATGATTCATTAAACGCATTAGATACAGGCGCAAGTATTAGCACAACAGGTGGTGTAAGTGTTGCTAAAGGATTGAATGTAGGCACTAATATACGTTCAAATTATATTGGTGTTGGTGGTAATGCAGGTATTAATGGGTCAGGCGAAACAATATCATTGTTTGGTGATAGTAGTACAAGTAACATTGATACAACAAGTGCGACATTTAATGTAGCAGACACTACAGCAGGTACTGTGAATATTGGTAGTGCAGCTACAAGCATTAACATGGGTGTTAATAGTGCAGGAAGTAAATTAACTATCCGTAATGGCAATGTTATAGGTGCTAATTCAACACAATCATTGTTTGATGGTGTAGCAACCACGATGAATTTTGCACGTGCAGCAACATCTATCACAATGGGTGCTGTAGCAGGTACAATGACCCTACAAAACCCAACTATTGTTGGTAGTCAAGCAACACAAAATGCATTTAACACTGTTGCTTCAACCATGAATTTTGCAGGACAAGCTTCTAATCTTAACATGGGATTAAACAGTGGTACTGCTACGTTACGTAACCCCACACTTGTTGGTACAGAAACTACACAAAATGTTTATAACACCACTGCAACTACTGTAAACGCATTTGGTGCAGCAAGTAATTTAAACATTGGATTAAACAGTGGTACAGCTACATTGCGTAATCCTACACTTGTTGGTACAGAAACAACGCAAAATGTTTATAACTCTACTGCAACCACAGTAAATGCATTTGGTGCAGCTACAAGTTTAAACCTTGGTGCAACTAGTGGCACAATGACTGTTAATAACCCAACATTAGTTGGAACACAGACAACACAAAATGTATTTAATGCTACTGCTACTACAGTAAATGCATTTGGTGCAGCTACAAGTTTAAATGTTGGTGCAACTAGTGGCACAATGACTGTTAATAATCCAACATTAGTTGGAACACAAACAACACAAAATGTATTTAATACTACTGCTACTACAGTAAATGCATTTGGTGCAGCCACAAGTTTAAATCTTGGACAAAATAGTGGAACAGCTACACTACGCAATCCAACATTAGTTGGCACTGAAGCAACACAAAATGTATTTAATACTACTGCTACTACAGTAAATGCATTTGGTGCAGCTACAAGTTTAAACGTTGGTGCAACTAGTGGCACAATGACTGTTAATAATCCAACATTAGTTGGAACACAAACAACACAAAATGTTTATAACACCACTGCAACTACTGTAAACTCATTTGGTGCAGCAAGTAGTCTTAATATGGGTGCTAATAGTGGCACAGCTACATTACGTAATCCAACATTAGTAGGTACAGAAACAACGCAAAATGTTTATAACAGTGTTGCAACTACAGTAAACGCATTTGGTGCAGCTACTACATTAATAATAGGTGCTTCTACAGGCACAGCAAATATACAAAACCAAACAGTAAACATACCAAATGGTAATTTAGTAGTTGGTGGAGCTACAGCAAACATTGTTGGAAATGCAATAATTGGTGGTAATGCCAATATCAATGGAGCAGAATTATATGTTAGTGGTAACGCTAATGTCGCAGGAAATTTAAAAGTAACTAATAATATAACTGCTGATAATTTTTGGGCGACTAATAATGGCGGTAGTGGAATTAACTATAGAGTTGGCGACGATATTTATTTGGGCGATGTTAATTTATCAGATACGCTTGGCTTACGTGGGCAGCAAAGTAGTGGATCTAGTGCCTATATTAATTTTGGATCAGGGGACACAAAAGTATTAGGGCGTTCAGGTACAGGACCATTAACTTACACAGGTAATTTTACTGTTAACGAAACATTTACAAACAGAGATATTACAACGGGTGGTTCATCAACCTCAGGTAATCTAACAGGTAATTGGACATTAACAAGTGGCTCACAATTACAAGCAACCTATTCTGACTTGGCTGAATATTATGCAGGTGATGCACCTATTGAAAAAGGTCGTGTTGTTGAAATAGGTGGCAGTGCTGAAGTTACAATATGTAATACATATATGAGCACAAGAGTTGCAGGTATTGTAACTACTGAACCTGCATATGTGATGAATAGTTTAAATAACTATGAACATCCAATATGTATTGCACTTGCAGGACGTGTACCTGTCAAAGTACGTGGGAAGATTAGAAAAGGTGATATGTTAGTAAGTTCATTGCATGGATGTGCAACAGCTACTGACAATCCTACAGTTGGTACAGTCATTGGTAAAGCATTACAAAATTATGATAGTACAGAAGAAGGCACTATCGAAGTTATGATAGGAAGAAATTAAAATGCAAGTAACACTAGAAATATTACGAGCAGTATGTGATAAAACTCCTGCAGCTAAATTGGAGCCATTTATTGAACCACTTAATCAAACAATAGAACATTATGAAATTAATACGCCACAACGTATTGCAGGATTTCTTGCACAAACAGGACATGAAAGTGGTGGATATACCGCATTAAAAGAAAATTTAAACTATAGCGCACAAGGTTTAGTAAAAATATTTAAGAAATATTTTCCTAATGAAGCATTGGCAAAACAATATGAAAGAAAACCTGAAAAAATTGCTAACCGTGTTTACGCAAACCGCATGGGTAATGGCGATGAAGCAAGTGGTGATGGTTGGAGATTTTGTGGTAGAGGATTAATTCAATTAACAGGTAAAGTTAATTACACAAGATTTGCTACATCATTAGGAATACCTATTGAAGAATGTGTTGCTTATATGGAAACTCATGCAGGTGCAGTAGCAAGTGCAGGATGGTTTTGGGATAGTAACAAATTAAATCAATGGTGTGACAAAGGTGATTTTATTACGTTAACAAAACGAATAAATGGTGGCACTATTGGGCTTGAAGATAGAAAAAAACATTACGAAGCAGCATTAAGAATACTACAGCGATAATATGTCTCAACCAATATGGAATACCCCTGCAGGAAGCGTAGGTCAGTTTTTAGAACGTAGACCTGTAACATTTCAATTCTCAGCTATTAGTGCTGATGGATTGTCTAATGTCACTTATACACTACAAAGTGGACGTTTACCTGAAGGACTTCCTGAAAACCCGCTAACATTGCGCAGTGATGGTTTGTTATTAGGTATTCCTGCTGAAGTTGGTATTGATACAACTTATTCATTTACAGTACGAGCAACTGATGCAGTAGGAAATATACGTGATCGTTCATTTACAATGACCGTAACTGGAGCAAGCCCACCTAGATTCCTCACCTACCCAGGTACCATCATCTCCACCGTAGACTCAAAATACGTTTACTATCAAATTCGATATGAGAATACAGACCCTGATAATAACCCATTTGTAAAAATTATATTTGGTAGGTTACCACCTGGGCTGTCGATGACACCATTAGGATTGATTACAGGATATGCTGAACCTCCACTATCAAATTTAGGACTACCAACCTCAAAAGTTTATAACTTTACAGTACAATTAACTACTGATAGCGGTATTGTTACTACTAATTATAACATCATCGTTGTTAATTACTATGTTGAAAACCCAAAACCTGCAGCTAATGCAAGACCACCTGTTATTTTAAATAGTCAACCACTTACATTAGTACCACCAACATCAGATCCATACTATGGATATTATATGCCATACGATGGTTACATAGGTCGTGTACGTCATAATAACGAGTGGGTATACAAGATTATTGGTTATGATTATGAAAATACAGGGCAGATGACTTATACTGTTACAGGATTGTCTGCAATAAACAACGCTGACCCCTTGAATCCAGGTAGCATCCAACTCGACACTAATACAGGTTGGATCACAGGTCGTTTTCCAAATATTGGCAATAAAGTAATGGACTTTTTCCTTACTGCAACGGTTACAAAATCTGTTCCATCAGGATTTAGTACAGGTAATGTGTTAGGTATTTCAAGTATTTCTAATACAGTACCTGCTATTGTTACAACTACTACGCCACATAATTTCTTTGATGCACAGCAAATTACAGTGGCAGATGTTATACCAACTACATTGAATAGCACTAATATGTATGTTGATGTTTTAAGTTCAACAGAATTTGCAATGTACCAAAATCAAGGTTTAACTGCACCATGGCCTATTGCTCCAATTACGGTAACATCAACAGGTATTTGTTGGGCAAATGAATATAGTAAAACAAGTCAAATTTATCGATATACATTAACACTAGTTGGTGAATTAGATAATGACTTTACTTGGGTAAGCCCAACATATCTTGGCAATTTAAACAATGGTCAAATTAGTACGCTTAATGTCAAAGCAAATACTAATTTAACAGGACAGACTGTTAATTATCGTATTGTCAGTGCAAGACAAGAAAATTTAAATAGTGTTGCCTATGGTCCTATGGGCACTGTTACACCAACTACCGTTCCAATGTATATAGCAGTAGGTGACTTAGGTGTTATTGCATATAGTACAACATTTGGCAGATCATGGTCATATGTTCCACAATTTACATTCGATAAATTAGAAAGTGTAGATTATGGATATTACCCAACTGAATCAGGTGGGTTGATGGTTACTGTAGGATATGATCAATCATTCAATCCACGTATCTATCGTTCAACTGATGGTATTAATTGGAGTCCTGCAGCTACCGCAGGTAATGACGCACTGTATGATGTAATTTTTGACGAGCGTGTAGGATCATCAAGATGGCTATCAGTTGGTAATAATGCCACCGTATTGACAGGAAGTCAAACAGGATTTTTATGGAATGAAGGTACGATTGAGATTGATGGTCATCCTTCAGGAGAGGGATTTGTTTTTAATAAAATTTTACGAACAGGCACAACCTATCCATTCCGTTACACCGTAGTTGGTAATGATAATACAGGTAAAGCTGCAATTTGGTATTCTGAAGATACGTTGTTTCCCGTAGTAGCCTCAGGTACCTATTGGGAAGAAACCACCGTTGTTACGCCAATAACTATAACAAATATTACTCAATCTGTAATTGCCGTAGCTACCACTTCAAATTCACATAATTTATCTGATGGTCAGCGTATTATAGTTTCAGGTGTAAGTGGTATGACTGAAGTTAATGGTAACACTTATTATGTCAAAGCTTCAGGTTATATTGTTAATACGTTTGCTTTATATAATGATGAAGATTTGGAAAATCCTGTAGATTCTAGAACATACACCGCATATGTTAGTGGTGGAAGCATTGCACCACAATTGCCACCATTAAACAGTGTGGCTAGTAACGGGTTAATATGGGTTGCTGTTGGTGACAATGGATTAATTATTGATAGTCTTGATGGTATTACTTGGCGTATGCAAAAATCAGTTACATCAGAGCGACTTATTGATATTATCTTTGATGAAATTATAGAACAATTCTTTATCGTAGGTAGTGATGGATATACTGCATATAGCACAGATGGTAGTAATTTATCTTGGTCATACATATCAGGCAAAACCAACAATGATTTGAATAGTATTGTGTATGGTTTAACTGTTCCCAAAGATGGTTTCTTAATTACCAATATTACACAATCATCTCCTGCAGTTGTTATAACAGATCAACCGCATCAAATCGAACCAAGTGATCAAGTTTTTATACGTGCAGTATTGGGTATGACAGAAATCAACAACCAAAAATTTTATGCCAAACCTATTAGTGTTACTGCTTTTGAATTATATACGGATTTTGCTTTATCTACCCCATTCAGTACAACATCATATAGTGAGTATACAAGCGGTGGGTCAGTACAAATATTAAAAAGAAACTTTGTTGCAGTTGGGCAAAATGGTACTGTTATCTATAGTAAAACAGTTGAGGTATACAACCCACAAGCAATTACTGAAGAATACGATGAGTTTCATTATGATGAAACATTATACGATCAAAATACTAATTTAATAACAGAATGGGCAAGCCCAACACTAGGAGAATTACCACCTAATTTAGTATTTTTACCATCAGGTGAAATAGCAGGGCGTTTAGTATTTCAACCAACAACTGACCAAGAGGGTGTGTTTCCTGATACAACTTCATATCATTACTTTTATGTACAAGCATATATTGTTGGACAAGAAGAAATTAATGAAACAAAACAATTCTACTTTACCACGTACCAAAAATACGAAGAACCATACGAAACAATCTATATGCAATGTTATCCAACATTAACAAATAGAGCAAAATTGTTTGAATTAATTAGACCTGACTTCCCAGGCGACCCTAACACCATTATCCCACCTGCAGCAGTGTATAGAATAAACGATCCTTACTTTGGTAGATCAAAGAACATTATCTATAATCATGCCTATGGTATACCTGCTAGTACTGTACAAGAATATTTGTCTGCAACCAATAAAAATCATTATTGGAGAGATATAACTCTAGGTGAAGTAAAAACAGCGGTGGCACGAGATAGTAGTGGAACAATTATTTACGAAGCTGTTTATTGTGAAATAATTGATAACTTAGTTAATAATCAAGGCGTTAGTGTTAAAAAAGATGTGGTATGGAAATACCCAATCAGTTTAAAATTAGGACCATGGTATGATAGCCAAACTGATATTGCTACAAGTTACATATTTTCCAAATCACCTGTCACCGTAGATATAATTTCAACTGTTAATACACATACGTTTGTTGTAAGCAGTGTGGAAAATCTTAAACTCAATATGATTTTAGGTAATACATCAGGACAACCTTACATTACATCAATAGTTCCTGAAACAAATACAATTACTTTAAATCAACCTTTGTTTTTTATTAATGACACGTTTACTTTTTATACAGCATCGTTTTTTACTGCACAGACGCCTGGGTTTGCTAGGGTGGTGTATCCAAACAGTTTAATTAATATGCGTGAACAAGAGCATGAAGTATTGGGTTATTTAAATGATGACAGCTTATTACCTGCATGGATGACAAGTCAACAATTAGATGGCAGTACGCTAGGATTTACACCTGCTTGGGTAATCGCCTATGTCAACCCAGGCTACGGCACCGCTATTAAAAATAACATTAATGCATGGCAAAATAGTGCAGCAGGTATAAAATTCAACCAAATACAGTTTAAGGTAGATCGTTTTGAAGTAGATAAACAATTAACGTTTGATTGGAATGGTAGACAATGGGTTAGTGTATATCCAAGTTCACAACCATCAGTTACAAATAATTCAAAAGATCAATACATATTGTTTACACAAAAGACAATTCTTCCTAACGAAATCCAAAAGGGATAAATATCACTATGAGTGCAATTGATACAGGACAAATAGATACAGCCTACCCCGTTCCAGGCATCAACAACAGTACACAAGGTTTTCGCACCAATTTTACTGCGATTAAAAGTGGACTTGATACTGCTTCGAACGAAATTACTGACATACAAACTAAAGCAGTAGTAAAAGCAGCATTAACAGGTATTCCTTTAAACAATGACATGGCTAATACGTTAATTAGCAATGCATTAGTGCAAGGTTTTAGAGCAACAACTTATAACTTAGGTAATAACTTAAGTGGTACTGTAACGGTTGATATTACCAATGGTGATGTACAATATGGCACGATCACAGGTAATGTGGTATTAGAGTTTGCTAAGTGGGCACCTGCAGGTACTCAAAGTAATGTACAAACTGTTTTTACAGTGGCTAACGCACAAGCTGTTATTACATTGCCAAATAATATTACAGATGGTACCATCACTATTGAAAATTATAGTGGTAATGGTACGGCAGGTGGAAATTTAATTGCACCTGCAGATGTTACAAAATTACATCATGAATTTACAACGTTAGATTGCGGTACTAATATTACTATGTTACCCATTGATAGACCACGTAAGTCTACCCAAGTAGTAACAGATGTACCATTGTCTAATGTTGGTGCACAAGGTGATAAGGCAGGAACGATTGCAGCAGATTCAACTTATTTTTATGTATGTACAGGTGATTATAATGGATCAACTGCTATTTGGAAAAGAATTTCGTTGAGTGCGTGGTAATGCAACATCCATTCATTACTGATTTAACAGGACAAAATTTAGAAGATCTTGGTGAAAAAATAAGCACCTTGAATAACCGTATGCAATGGGCATTTCGTATGGGTAAACATGATATGGTTCGCCAAATGCAAATGGTACTTGAATCTTACAAAGCAGAATATTCTAGACAACAAGCTGAAATGTGGGCAAAGCGTGGTAACAGTGCTCCAAAAATTGATATATCCTAATTATATTAACTCAAACTAAAACTCATGTATAGTACTTGTATGAAGCAAGACTCATACGGACAATTCATTCTAAGCGAGGAAGATTTATGCAAGCATTATTTGCAAAATCCTGATTTGCCCATTAAAGAAGCATTAGTTAATGATAACATTGTCTTTCATGATGATCTTAATTTACAAAACTATCCTATTTTACAAACATATAAACAAGAAGAAATTACGATTGTTTCATTTGATGAACGTAGTCAAAAAACATATTGGATGCCACAATCATATTATGATTTAGATATTGCAGAGTGGGTATTGCTACAATGTAATGATGAAGAAGCACCATTGCAGCGATGTGGTGCAGAGTTATTAAGATATGTTGAATTAGATTTGTTACCACTGTTGCAATACTTAAAATATCTTGTTGATACATTACGTTTAAATAATATAGTATGGGGTGTTGGTCGTGGCAGCAGTGTCAGTAGTTACGTACTGTATAAAATTGGTGTACATAAAATCGATAGCCTATATTATGGTTTAGACTACAAAGAATTTTTAAAATAGGAGAAAAATCATGGCTTTACGTAAAACCGCAAATGGTAAAACGCTTGATATGAATTCGCTCATTGCAAGACATGAGCGCACACGTGCAGTAGGAAATATGAATGTCAATGCACGTGGTGATACCATTGACTCACATAATCGTGTTATTGCTGATAGTTCAAAACGTGTGAATAGTCTTTATAATAAAACTATGCAGCGTGGCAAACATGGTGCCAATCTTGCAACACCTGTGCCTAAAGAACAAAAAGTAGAAGTAAAAGAAGAAACTAAAAAAAGCGATCTAATGGATGAATTTGATAGCTACGATGATGGTTGGGATGAAAAACAAAAGAAGTAATCCTAATTACTTGACAACTAATTTTTGAATGTTAATATTAAACCATGAATAAACATATTTTTGACGCACATAAAGTAAACAAAGTAACACCATTACATGATAGTGTAATCGTTTCTGACATGAATTTTGAAGAACGAACCACATCTAGTGGTATTGTAGTGGTTAGTGATGATGGAAAAAATAGTGGTATTAGACCACGATGGGGCAAAGTTTATGCCATTGGACCTAATCAAAGAGATGTAACTATTGGACAATATGTTCTAGTTGCACATGGTCGTTGGACACGTGGTATAAAGATCGAAGATGAAAAAGGTGTACATACAATTAGACGTATTGACACTAATGATATTCTTGCAGTAAGTGATGAACCCGTTGTCGATGATACCATGGGCGATAAAACAATTTAAGGAAAATCATGGTAAAACCTAAAAATGCAGTAAAAAAAATTAGTGACAAATTAAACAAAGTTAATGATAGCTTTACTATAAACATGTACGACAATGGATTTATGATGGAAATTGGTGGGCGTGATCATGAAGATAATTGGACACAAGCTAAAATTATGGTCACTTCACTTGAAGAACTTAATGCTTTAATGAAAGAAGCATCAGAAATGGATCGAGAATAATCATGGCAAGATGGATGGTTTCAACACTTAATAAAAAGTCTGTTGAAGAACATGAATATTGGCAAAAAGATGGTGCCTCTATTATTCGTGTAACAGGTTATCGTTGGGGTTCATGGATTGTTACCACTACCGATGATGATGAACCTAAGTTTGAACGAATCGCTAATCCACTTGGTAATGAAGATGAAGATAGTATCAATATGTATGATTCTTATGAGAACAATATTGAGGACATTGAATTAAATTCGCTTGATGATGGATGGTACTCAGATATCATTTATTCTGAATATATGGATGAAGATGAACAAGAACGTATGACAGAATTATGGGATGAGGATTCTTACGAAGGTTGGGAGTCTGAAGGGTGGTTTCAAATTGAAACAGAATGTTGGACTAATAGTGAATTAAAAATAGAGAGAATGACTAATGATTAAGCGTTTTTTTAGATACATTGGTCGTAAGATTAATGAATCTCAAAACATTGAAGGTAAAATTGGTAGACCTATCGCTGAACCAATTGCAGAAAAAGACAATTTTCATAATCCACGTAAAAGTTTAAATTTCTTTGTTTATTATGCCAATGGTGGTATGATTGTTGAAATCCGTACGTTTGATAAAAAACGTGAGGAATGGGATAATCAATTATATATTGTTACTGAAGATCAAGATCTATCAGAATTTTTATCACGTATTATTACTGTACAAATGTTATCACGATGATATTACAAAACAAGTTATGGACTGAAAAGTATAGACCAACTAAAATTACTGACTACGTATTTGTTGATAGTAATCAACAAACATTGGTAGAAAGTTGGATTACAGAGGGAATAATCCCACATTTACTTTTTAGCGGTGAGCCAGGCACAGGTAAAACCACACTAGCAAAAATTCTAATCAATGAATTAGATATTGATGAACTAGATGTGCTTGAAATAAATGCATCACGTGAAAATAGTGTAGACAATGTGCGAACTAAAATCCATAATTTTGTTGAAACAATGCCTTTTGGTAAGTACAAGATAGTCTTATTAGATGAGGCAGATTATTTAACACGTGATGCACAAGCTAGTTTACGTAATGATATGGAAACATATGCTTCTACGGTAAGATTTATTCTTACTTGTAATTATGAGCATCGTGTTATTCCTGCATTACGTGAGTCACGTTGCGTTAAAATGCATATCAGTAAACCTGATCATACAGAGTTTATGGCACGTGCTGCTACTGTATTGATGGCAGAAAATGTACAATTTACCATTGAAACATTAGAGCATTATGTTGGCGTAACATATCCTGACTTAAGAAAATGTTTGAATCAGTTACAAGCTAATAGTACTAGTGGCGAGTTACTATTAAAATCTAGTGAAGATGATCAACATAGTGACTTAATCAATGTTGTACAATTATTCAAACAAGATAAAGTCATTGAAGGTAGAAAAGAATTATTACAGTATTTAAGTTTCAATCCATCAAGAATAGAAGCCATTTATAAATGGATGTATGATAACTTAGAATTATGGGGTACTACTCAATCTGAAAAAGATGCAGCAATTATTATTATACGTAATGGTTTAGCTAATCTTTCATTAGTAGGTATACCTGAAATTAACTTAGCAGCAACATTAATTGAATTAACATCAAGAGGTAATTAACATGGCAAGAGCAAAGAAAACCGAGACTAAAGAACTTGAAAGTATTACATCAGGTCATTATTCAACAAGAACTGTACATGGTGACGGTCGTGTAGATTTTGACATTGATTGGGATCAATTACGCACCCATATTAGCAATGCACTTGAAGAACATAATCGTACACGATTAGTTGAGGAAGCCCCCTACCACCCAGGCTACGAAGGCGCAGTCATCGAACAGCCTAAACCAAAAGCTAAAACAACAAGAAAGAAAAAATGAGATATTTACTGATTACATATTTGCGTAAATCAAGTGGTCAAATTGACGAGCAAGTTGGTTTTTCAACAAGATTGCGTGATAAAGACCTTTCATCTTGTAATGTCATTGTTGATTATAAAGACAAAAAAGTGGTAAAATGTGTTATCGAAGGTAAAAAGGTAGAAACTGATTTTGGGTTAATGGACGATTATTATCGTAAAGTTTACCCTGAATTAATTACTCAGTTGTCTGAAGCTGCTGATAAGACTTGACACCTTCAATTTCTTTTGATATAATAGGTTTTTAGTGAGGAATGATCTTGACAGATAGTAATTTGATTCTTGTTGATGTTGATGGTGTGCTTTGTAATTGGGAATATGCTTTTGATTGTTGGATGCAAGAGCATGGATATCATAGAGTTAGTGGTTCACAGTATGAATACAATATTGGAAAACGCTACGGTATCAGCAAAGAAGAAGGTAAGAAACTAATCAAGATTTTTAACGAATCTGCTGCCATTGGGTTTTTGCCACCATTACGTGATGCCATTCATTACGTCAAAAAGTTGCACGAAGAACATGGTTATGTGTTCCATGCAATCACTTCGCTTAGTTTAGACAAGAATGCGCAAAAACTTCGTCGAATGAATCTACAGAAATTGTTTGGAGAAACAGTTTTTGAAGAAATCATCTGTTTAGATACAGGTGCGGACAAAGATGAAGAACTTGCAAAGTATGCGGGTTCGGAATATTATTGGATCGAAGATAAGTATGCAAACTGTGAAGCAGGATTGCGGTGCGGTTTAAGACCAATTTTGATGGAACATGGACACAATATGGAATATAGTCATCCCATGATCCCACGTGTTAAAAATTGGAAAGAAATTTACGAGATTATGGTTGGATAAGGCTCATTACTGAGCCTTATTTTTTACCCGTATAATTTTAATACTTTTTCTATTATTGGGTGTCGTTGAACATCGGATACTGTAAATTTACATAATTGAATGGTATCAATTGGATGAAACTGTAATCGTTGTTCTAAATCAGTAAGTCCATTATCGGATCGTTTTCTATCTGATTGCTCTACATCTCCTGTAATAATAATCTTAGAATTCTCACCAATACGTGTTAACAACATTTTAAGTTGACTTGGTGTGGCATTTTGTGCTTCATCTAATATCACGTACGCATTTTTAAATGTTCTACCACGCATAAATGCTAGTGGTGATATTTCAATGATTTGTTCAGCTAACATGTGTTCAATTTCTTTTACATGATAGAATTCACGAAACACATCTAGCAATGGTCTTGTCCAAGGTTCCATTTTTTGGTTAAGATCGCCTGGTAAAAAGCCATGTTTTTCATCATCCACTGTAATCGCAGGGCGTGTTAATACTATGCGTTCGCATTGTTTGCTGCGTAATGCTTGTATAGCAGCAAGTGTGGCAAGATAAGTTTTTCCTGTACCTGCAGGACCTGTACCAACTACAACATCTACACGATCATCAGTAAGTGCAAGTATATAATCTTCTTGGTTAACAGATTTGGGGATTAAATGTATTGATTTACGTTGACGTTGAGGATTAAACTCAATGGTGTTTTCATGTTTTTGGTAGTAGGTCTGTGTGTCTTTCTGTGGGTGTTTCATAAATTTTTCTTGTTCTTTTCGGATAGCCGAATTTTTTCTACGACTCAAAATTACACTCCTTTTAGTAATGAGCAACTTGCTCAAACGTATTTAAAGATTTTATAACACGGTTTTATCACTACGTTTTTCTACAATTAAACGCATAAATACATAGCTGTTCTCCTAAAAACCCGTTTACATCTTCCATATCTAATAAAAGATAAATACTGTATCATGGAAAAATATTATGCCTAAGAAAGATACATTCTTAGATTCATTAGAATGGGTTGACATTGTTAATAACGTAAAAGGTATCATGACAAGTGATGGTACGATGGCTACGTTATTAGATTTTGAACGTGTTCTAGATGAAGCAGATTTATATGCATTTAAAAATTGGAAAATGGGCGAATTAGTTGATGGTCCTGTTATTGGGAAATATCTAGTTTCTTGTACATTTATGTGGCCCCGTTCAATGATGCCTGACCCACGTGCAGGTAGACGTTTGGTTACTTTAGGCTGTAAGGTTAAATTTAAAGAAACAAGTGTAGAAGTTCCCGTTGAAATTAAAGAACCTATGGACTATAAGCCAGGCACCCATTACCCAAAGAAAACTAAAAAACATGTATGGTTAGTGAATATTACCATTCCTAAAACATTAATGAATGATATTCGTGAAGGTAGCGTAGATATTGCTGAGCAAACTATTGATTTAGAAGATTTAGATGATGCATATCAAAAAGATTACGATACTGAAGAAGTTAAAGGTGGTGAACAAGGTGGAGGACAACCTGTAGGTGGACCACCCATGCCACCACCTGCTCCTGCAGGACCCCCAACAGGAGGTCCACCACTATGACCATATTAAACGAAAGTCTTAATTATTTGGACATGGAACATTTGATTGTTCCTATTGTTGGTATTGACAAGTATAAATCATCAATGGGTAAAGATAGTGATATTATAACATTAAGCTTTACGGTAAAAGATGAAAATGCTGCTGAAGATTTAGTGAATTGGTTTGAACGTGGTTATGATTGGGTACTTGACTCTGATCGTAGCCCAGGCGAAGTCTCCCCCAATAAATATCTAGTGTTTGTTGAATTAGAGCGTAAAAAAATTGCAGCAAAACATATTATTACATTAATTGAAGATTTAAAAACATTAACAGGAATTCCTATTGAAAATTGGAGTTTAAAAGCGAATGGTGAAAAAGGTGATGCAAGCGTAGAGTTTATTCAAGCTAACGTTCCACTAAATTCATCTGAGTATAAAGAAGAAAATGATTTAGAATTAAATGAATGGCGTAACATTGCAGGAGTAAGTGTACAAACTAGTGTATCTAAAGATGAAGATATATTAGCGATGCAACGTCAAGCAGGTATAATTTAAGGAAACAAGCATGCCTATAACAACAATAACATTGGCACAACGTTCTGACGATGAAAAAGGTTTTGCGCTTAATGATGAAGCACATGAGCGTTTAGTTAAAGATCCAAGTGTAAAAACAGATGGTTGGCATAGCCCACATGATTTAAAAGCAGCACAACAATGGGGAGCACCACCACAAGCTAATCAAGCTGAAATCCTCAAAAACCCAGGCGGCGCAATGCAAAGCGGTCCTGCTGAAGTGCTGATCAAAACGGATGATAGTTTTGGTAACTTTATTAACAGTAAGTGGCGACCCATGATGGCTGTTATTTACATGGTTACCTGTACATGTGATTTTGTAATATTCCCTATACTTTGGAGTGTATTACAAGCGTTAAGTCATGGACAAGTTAACAGTCAATGGATGCCAATTACCCTACAAGGTGCAGGTTTATACCATATTGCTATGGGTGCAGTGTTAGGTTTAGCAGCATATGGACGTAGCCAAGAAAAAATCGCAGGGAAAGCTTAAGTTTAAATAACTTAATGGACCATTATCAAACATTGGGTGTGGACAGAAATGCCACACCTGATGAAATTAAAAAAGCATATCGTAAACTAGCTAGTCAACATCATCCTGATCGTGGTGGAGATACTGCTAAGTTTCAATCAATTCAAGTAGCATATGATACATTAAGCGACCCACAAAAAAAGGCAGCTTACGATAGCCCTCAACCACAATTTAATGGATTTAACCCACATCAAGGTGGTTTTCATTTTAACTTTGGTGGTCCACAGTTTGAAGATATTTTCGGACAGTTTTTTAGACAGCAAGCAAGACCACAAAAACGTATCTATACAGCAACCATTTTTGTCACCCTAGAACAAATTGCTAAGGGTGAACAACAAACCGTACATCTTAATACACCAAGTGGTCCACAATTATTTAAGATTGATTTACCTAGGGGTATTGACGATGGTGCTGTAGTACGGTATGATGGGCTATTGCCTGATGGGTTACTTCAAGTTAATTTCAGGCAACATAGTCATCCACTATTTGATCGTCGAGGATTGGATATTTATTATACAGTTGATGTTTCTATTTTTGATTTAGTCATTGGTAAAAAAATTATTGTCCCAACTATTTTAGGCAAGGAGTTAGAAATTACGATAGATCCACGTACACGTCCTAATTCAACACTTAGGTTAAATGGACATGGTATGGTAACTCAACAAGGTCAAGGTGATCAATATGTCATTATTAAACCTGTTATGCCCGAAAGTATAGATGACGAAATCATCAGAGTTTTAGAGAAACATTGTAATGTAAATACGAAATGAAATTAACTAAAAGAACGTTACACCTTGAAACCAAACCTGTAAATTTTACTTACCCAATTAAAAATGAATTATTGGGTACTGAATTATTAAAATTTATGCACAAAAGTGGTGGTATTGGTTTAGCAGCAAATCAAGTTGGGTTGCGAGACCGTGTGTTTGTTATGAGTGTAAATGACAATGACCGTGTATTTTATAACCCAAAAATCATTGATTTTAGTCAAAAAATGGTTCCATATACCGAAGGTTGCCTAAGTTATCCTAATGAATCGGTAGAGCTAGAAAGACCTGATACAATTATGTTAGAGTATCAAACTGCTGAAGGTAAATTCATAGCTGAATATTTTAGTAATTTAGAAGCTAGAGTTATACAGCATGAAGTTGATCACTTAAATGGAATTACAATGCATGATAGAAAATCGGAGAATAAAGAATGATTACAAATCCTGAGATTGAAAGTATTATTGAAGAAGCAATTCGTATTGCTAAAACTAAAAAACATGCTTATGTTACATTAGAACATGCGTTGTTAAGTATGATTACCTATGATTCATTTAGAAAACTACTTGATGATTTTGGCGTAGATACTGAGCAAATGATTACTGAAGTAAATGGTTATCTAGATTCAATGAATACTTTAGTAGTAAATGCTCCTACTGATGATACTGAATCTGAAATTGCCCCTAAGAAAACTAATTCACTAGAGCGAGTTTTCAATCGTGCAGTAACACAAGTATTGTTTACAGGGCGCAGACAAATTGAAATTATTGACTTGTATGCGTCATTAATGCAAGAAACAAATAGTCACGCACATTATTTCTTATTAAAATGGGGCATAACACGTTCTGAATTCATTCAATATTGGAACAAAAAACAAAAATCAATTAAACATAGTTCAAAACTATCTGAAGAACAAGCTAATGAAATACTAGAAGAACATACTATTAATCTTACTCATTTAGCAAAGAAAGGTAAAATTGAACCATTAATTGGGCGTGAAACTGAAGTAGAAGATATTATTAATGTTTTAGCTAAACGATTTAAATCAAATGTATTAATGGTTGGCGACCCAGGCGTTGGTAAAACCGTTATCGCTGAAGGTTTAGCACAACGTATTATTGATGAAGAAGTTCCACCATTCCTACTAGAACATGAAGTATATTCATTAGAAGTAGGATCATTGCTTGCAGGATCTAAGTATCGTGGTGACTTTGAAGAAAAAGTCAAACAAGTTATGGAAGCACTAGCAAGCAAGCCAAAAACAATCTTGTTTATTGACGAAGCACATACTATGCGAGGTAGTGGTAATGGTAGTGGTGGTAGCGTAGATTTTGCTAACATGATTAAACCTGCTATTACTAAAGGTAATCTAAAAATTATAGCAAGTACAACATGGGAAGAATATTACGAGTCATTTGAAAAAGATCGTGCATTAATGCGTCGATTCTATCGTGTTTCTATTGATGAACCTGATCGTGATACTACCATTAATATTCTTACAGGTTTAAGTCAACGTTTGCAAAAGTTTCATGATGTTGTTATTGAAAAAGATGCTATTGAAGCATCAGTGACGTACAGTAGTCGATATATACATGAGCGTAAAAACCCTGATAAAAGTATTGATCTATTAGATGCAGCATGTGCAAAACAACGTGTAGCTAATAATAATGGTGCAATTATTAATGAGGCTAGTATCAAAGAACAAGTTACTAGAATGTGTGGTGTTTCACCTGATAAATTAAGCGGTGATAACTCGGATAAGATGATTAATCTTGAGGGTAATATCAAGTCTAAATTGTTTGGTCAAGATGAAACCGTTGAACAAATTCTAGAACGTATCTATGTTAGTTATGCAGGTATTTCAAATGAAAAGAAACCTATGGCAAGTTTCTTATTTTTGGGACCAACAGGTAGTGGTAAGACTGAAACCGCACGTTTATTAAGTGAATACCTTAGTATGCCATTGTTGCGTTATGATATGAGTGAATATCAAGAAAAGCATAGTGTTGCTGCGTTGATTGGGGCACCTCCTGGGTATGTGGGGTATGGGGAAGGTAATCTTGGTGGTGGAAAAATTATCAATGATTTAAGTAAAAACCCATATGCAATACTATTGTTTGATGAAGTTGAAAAAGCACATCCTGACGTTTATAACCTATTCTTGCAATTATTAGATGAAGGTAGAATTACTAGTACAAATGGTAAAACTGTTGATGCCAAGAATACTATCATCATTATGACAAGTAATTTAGGAGCAAGAGATAGTGAACGAGCAAACATTGGGTTTGGGTCAACACAAAAAACGGGTGAAGATGATAAAGCATTAAAAGAATTTTTCAAGCCTGAATTACGTAATCGTATTGATATGGTTTGTAAGTTCAAAAAGTTAGATAATCTTGCGATTAAAAAAATTGTGGTTAAATTTGTTAATGAACTTAAGTCACAATTATTATCACAGCATGATATTACGTTGAATTTAGCCGAAGACACTGTTGAATATCTAGCTAAGGTTGGGTACGATGACAAAATGGGAGCACGTCCACTTGCACGTAAAATTGATGAAGTCATTCGTGTACCGTTAAGTAAAAAGATCTTGTTTGAGCGTCTTAAATCATCGGTTGTTAATACCACAGTGGTTGATGACAAGATCGAATTTACTGCAGAAGTAAAATTAAATAGGACTAGCGTAATTGGAACAGATGGTATTATCAGGGTTTAGTTATACAAATCTTGTATCTAACCATAATCAACATTGGTTATGGTATGACAAGTACAAGTATAAAACAACATTTCATATTGCACAAGCAGGTATTTTTAAGGCCTACGATGTAGCTTATATAGATCGTGAATTAGAACGTGCTAATAATCGTGCTACTTACCAAAAAAATTTAACTGAACTTAGAAAATTTTTATTATGGAAAGAAAAATATGTAGAATTTGTTAAAACATTGACACATCGTAATGATATTACAGTGTATTCAACACGATATGATGTTTTAGAAGAAATTGCTATAACCTTACAACAACCTGAAACAGTTGAAGAAGTGCTTTATACCTTTTCTAGACCAAAAGAAACTATATACCATAAAAACCCAAAGCATAATTTTCGTGTATTTTTAAAAAGTAAAGTGTATACAGCTAAAGATATTCAGGATTTACAAGAATTTTTTACAA